ATTGATTGGGTTTGGAGAAACTGTTCCACCATATTGCCATGGACCCCATACAGTTCCGTCTACTGGAATAGAAAATGTCTTCGGGCCTAACACAGTTACTGGATATGGGATATTATTAATGAGCGACATACCGACAACACCACTGATAACTTCAACATCTCCTGTGGCTAGATTATGATTGTTGGCTGTCGTTACTACGATTGGGTTGGTATTAGACATACCAGCCACTTCTATCGTAGCACCTTCTAAGCCAGGGATATAGAAATCTGCTTCCCAAATAGCATAAGCAATTTGGAAAGGATCACCGCCACCACAAAGAACCGTATAGGTCCCATCGGTATTCTGTACAACACTGACGAGGCGGTTCTGAACACCTGGGATATTCGCCAATAGTGTTTTAAGATACCGCCCCATCCCAGTAGATGCGGCCAATCCGGCTGTCCAGCAGCGTTCTCTAAATACAGACGCTGGTTCACCTGAAGAACTTGGAATACCGGCAACCGGATTTGTTACCGCTAATGGAACACCAGTTGGAACAGATGTAATCATCTGCACAACAGTATTGGGAGCAACATCCCATGTTCCAGGCTGCGTGGCTAGAGCATAAATCTGCAGGGTATTTCCATTCTCACCACAGATCCCACCACTCTGACACACATACTGATACGTACCATCCGAAACCACAAATCCCTGATTAACGACATAGCCGGGTGTTCCCGTAAATTGCACGTAGACAGATGTATTGGTGACTGGCTGCGGGTCCACACCATAAAGTGTCCCAAGCTGGTTCAATAAGAAAAGGTTAGCCCCGAACGGTGTTAACGAATTAACCAAATCAACCAAGAAACTATCGCTTATAACTAGAGCATAAACATCAGTGCTTGAAATGTCTTCAATCAAAGATCCAGGCAGATTTGCTGTATAGTCTGGAACTGCTGCGGCAACCAGAGTAATCAACTGCGCCCGCAGATCAGCAGGAAGAGCCGGTTGCAAACCCTGAGAAGTCATTACAAGTGGAAGAACTGCCATGCTACCTCAGATTGGTTGTTCGATCGGATAATCAGGCGCCACAACAACACCGACCATAGAACCATAATTCGTTAGTACATTGATCTGATATGCCGGGGCAGGACGACCATCAGAATCCACTGCATCAGGTAAACTGAACAAAATTAATGACGCAAAGTAAGGAGCAAATTGCTGTTGTGTGCGAACCATGTAAAAGTCAGGATAAATCTGCATCACAACAGATGGATGCGCTGGTATTCCAAAGTTATTAAAGAATGGGCTTTCGCCAAGATTTAGCTTTATTACTTGAGCAAGCGTAGTCAACCAAACAGAATCATTAAACCCATTAATATCGGTCTGTAC